CGCGAGCACGGCGGGTACTCGTTCTTCGGCGACCTGTACGCCGCGCGCTCGCTCCAGGATGAGGGCGCGATGCGCCGGCTCGTCGAGCACAACCGCGCCCTCGACATGACGAACGAGGGTCCGGGCGTCATCCCGCCGCAGTGGATGACGCAGGAGTTTCAGCTGATGGTGCGTCAGCAGCGGAAGGTCGCGAACGCGGTCCGGAACATTCCGCTGTCCTCGGCCGCACCGCTGACGATCCCCAAGCAGACCGCCGGCGTCGATGACAACATCGTCGACCAGGGCACCGAGGGCGAGTTCCCCCAGGTGGGCGGCGGCGACACGTCGAACGCGTGGGATGTCGACAGGTGGGACAGCTCGGTGGACACGGTGGCGCCCAAGGCGACCGCCGGCGCCCAGCTGGTCTCCCGGCAGATGCTGGACTCCAGCAATCCCGCGATCGACGCGCTGATCTACGACGACCTGGTGTCCTCGTACAACCTCAAGGTCGAGCAGAAGGTGGTCGCGGCTCTGGTCTCCGCGTCCGGCGCTGCGCTGACCACCTACGCCACGAACGCGGCGTTCTCCACGGCGCTCGACCCCGCGGAGGATGACTACGTCATCGACGCGATCACCGACGCAGCCGTGGCTGTCCGGGCTGCCCGCAAGCTCCCGGCCGACATCCTGGTCTGCTCGGTGGGCCGCTACGGGTCGCTGCTGAAGGTCAAGGACGCCGCGGGCCGGCCGCTCATGCCCGCTGGCTCGGCTGCCCCGCAGAACATCGTGGGCCGCGGCGACGTGGCCACCGACGGGTTCCTGGAGACCGCCAACCTGTCGGTGCTGGCCACTGACGGTGTCCCGGCGAGCTTCCCTGAGTCGCTCGTCGTCGCCCGCGCCTCGGACTGCCTGCTGTTCGAGTCCCCGGTGCTGCGGTTCCGCTACGAGGAGCCGAACGGCCCCGAGGTCGTCCGGCTGGGCATCTGGGCCTACACCGCGACGCACGTCAAGTACAGCGGTGCGTCGGCCAAGCGCCTCGTCGTGACGGCGGCCTCCTGATGAGCGGGGCCAGCTGGAGCGCCATCAAGGCGCAGAAGTTCTCTGTCGGCGACAAGGCCCCTGTGGGCCGGCAGGCCGCCATCCCAGCGGCCACCGGCGAGGGCGACGAGGAAGTGATTAACGCGATCATCGCTGTCCTCGTCGCGTACGGCCTGGTCGAGGAAGAGATGGAAGAGAGCTGACGTGCCCTGGGAGCCCGACTACGCGACGGTGGAGGAGCTGCGCGCGTACGTCCGTGTCCTCGACGAGGACGACGACGCGCAGCTCGCTCTCGCGGTGACCACAGCCTCGCGGGCGATCGACCGGACCTGTCGCCGGCAGTTCGGGAAGGTCGCTGAGGCCGAGGACCGCTACTACACCGCCCGCTGGGATCACGCCCGGCAGCGGTGGGTGGTCCCGATCGACGACCTCGCGGACACGGCCGAGATGGCGGTCGAGTTCGACGAGAACGGAGACGGGTCCTACAGCTCCACCGTCGCAGTAGTCGGGCTCCGGCCGGTCAACGCCGTCGCGAACGGCCGGCCTTACGAGGAACTGGTCGTCCACCCGAGCAATGAAGTCCAGCTCTCCGAGCTGGAAGCGGGCGTGAGAGTTCACGCGCAGTTCGGGTGGACGGCCGTTCCGACCGCGATCAAGCAGGCGTGCCTGCTACAGGCGTCGCGGCTGCTCGCCCGCCGCGACTCCCCCTACGGCGTCGCGGGCTCGCCCGAGGCCGGGAGCGAGGTGCGGCTGCTCGCCCGCGTTGACCCTGACGTAGAGGTCGCGCTCGCCCCGTACAAGCGGTCGAGGTGGGTGTTCGCCTGATGAACCTCGGCGCTGTGATGGATGACCTCGGGGCCGCGCTCGACACCATCCCCGGGCTGCGGGTGTTCCCGTACTGGGCGGACAAAGTGACCCCGCCGGCGGCGGTGGTGACCTGGCCTGACCCGCTGACCTATGACACGGCCATGGTCCGCGGCGCGGACACCGCCGAGCTCCCGGTCTACGTGGTCGTCGGCAAGGTCGACGCCCGCTCGACCCGGGATCGGCTCGCGCAGTACGCGGACGGGTCCGGCACGCACTCGGTGAAGGCGGCGGTCGAGTCGTACGCAGCTACCGCGTACGACATCGCGCGCGTGAACCGGGTGGAGTTCGGCGGCATCTCCATCGGCGGCACTGAGTACCTCGCGGCGACCTTCTACATCGATATCACCGGAAAGGGAGCCTGACCATGGCTTTCGTCCACGGCAAGGGCACGGCGGTCTCGCTCGACGGCAACGACCTGTCGGCCTACTCGAACAGCGTCACGTTCACCCGCACCGCCGACACGCACGAGACCACCACGTTCGGCAAGAGCGCCAAGACCTACGTGGCCGGCCTCACCGACGGCACGGCGTCGATCGAGGGCTTCTACGACAGCAGCACCGAGGCCGGCCCTGCCGCTGTCATTCAGCCGCTCATCGGCGGCGACCCCGTCGACCTGGTCTACATGGTCGAGGGCGAGAGCGCCGGCAAGCCGTCGTCGACGGTCGAGGTGCTGGTCACCAGCTACGAGCAGTCGGCGCCGGTCGCCGACATGGTCACGTTCTCCGTCGAGCTTCAGTTCAGCGACGACATCGCCGACGCGACGCAGTCGTCCTGACCTGCGCAAACCTGGAGGGAGCATCTCTATGGCCGTGTCCAAGGCCGACCTGCTGAAGAAGCGCTTCGGCGTCGAGGAAGTCGAGATCGAGGGCGTCGGCACCGTCAAGGTCCGACCCCTGACCCGCGCCGAGGCGCTGGAGCTTCAGGGCAGGGAGATGGGCGTCGCCGAGATGGAACGGTGCCTGGTCTCGCTCGCCCTGGTCGAGCCCAAGCTCACCGAAGACGAGGTGGCCACCTGGCAGGAGAACTCGCCCGCCGGCGAGCTTCAGCCGGTGGCCGCGGCCATCGTCCGGCTGTCCGGCATGGAACAGACGGCGGCCAAGGAGGCGGTCAAGCAGTTTCGCGACTGACTCGGACCTTGAGTTCACGTTCCTGCTCGCGGAGAAGCTGCGGATGCCCGTGGCCGAGCTGCAAGAACGGGTCTCACAGCGCGAGTTCACGTACTGGCAAGCCTTCTACGCCCGCAAGGCCCAGCGGGAGGAGATGGAAGCCATGAAGGCCAAGCGCAGGAGGAGGTGACGCGGTGCCGGACCTGATCAGAGTCCACGGGCTGCGAGAGCTCAAGCGGACCCTGCGCCGGATCGACCGCGGCGCTCCTAAGGGCCTGCGCCTGGCCGGGAACAAGGCCGCGCAGATCGTGGTCGACACGGCCAAGCCGCGTGTCCCGCTGGGGCCGCCTCAGGGTGGGCACGCCAAGAGCTCCATTCGGGCCGCTAGCACGACCTCAGCGGCTCGTGTGCGGGCCGGCGGGGCTCGGTTCCCGTACTACCCGTGGCTCGACTTCGGCGGGCGCGTGGGGCGCAAGAACAGCGTCCACCGCCCGTTCCTGAAGACCGGCCGCTACATCTGGGCCGCGTTCGCCCAGGAACGGGACCGGGTCGAGCGCGTGCTGCGCGACGAGCTGGTCGACGTGGCCGAGCGCGCCGGCGCTCGAGTGAGGGGTGGCTGATGGCTGGTCGAGGTCCCACCGTCACGCTGACGTTCGCCGGCGACGCTGACAACCTGCGCGCGAAGGTGGCGCAGGTGATCCGCGATGTCGACGTGATCGACGACAAGATCGCGAACGTCGGCAAGGCCGGCGTCATCGGGTTCGGCGCCATCGCGGGCAGTGTGTTGTCGGTGGGCGCTGCGGCCGGTGTCGCTGCGCTCGGCATCGCCGCGATCCCGCTCGCGATCGGCGGCGCCGCCGCCCTGATCATCTCCAAGAACGACGAGATCAAGGCGTCGTTCGAAGAGGTCGGCAGCGCGATCAAGTCCACCCTCGCCGAGGCGACCAAGCCTCTGGAGGGCACGTTCAAGTCGATCGCCGACCAGATCAAGACGTTCCTGTCGGACAACAAGGGCGAACTCACGGAGATGTTCGCAGCGGCGGCGCCGCACATTCAGGTCCTCGCGGACTCGCTGCTGCGCCTGGTGGAGAACCTGCTGCCGACGTTCACGCAGCTCATGGAGGACTCCAAGCCCGTCACCGAGGCGCTCGGCTACGCGATCGAGACCATCGGCGGCGCGTTCGGTGAGGCGCTGAAAATCCTCGGCGGCGAGTCCGACAATGCCGCCCTCGGGCTGCGCGCCGTCGCCGACGCGATCGCCTGGGCCGTCATCAAGGCCGCCGAGCTCATCGCCTGGCTGACCTCGTGGATTCCGACGATCCGGGAGAACTGGGACCTGATCAGCGGCCTCGGCGGTGCGCTGCTGACCTTCGGCGGGACCATCTACACGGTCATCAAAACGGTCAACCTGATCAAGACAGCGTGGATGGCGCTGTCGCTGGCCTTCTCCATGTCGCCCCTCGGCCTGGTCATCATCCTGGTCGTCGGCCTGGTGGCCGCGCTGATCTACCTGTGGAACACCAACGAGGGGTTCCGGGAGGCGGTCATTGCCGCCTGGGAGTGGATCAAGGAGAAGGCGCAGCAGGTCTGGGACGCCATCGGCGCCGCGATCGACACGGCCGTCAACTGGATATCGGAGAAGATCGACGAGATCAAGGCGATCCCCGGCAAGGTCCGCGACTGGTTCGAGCAGATGAAGATGTGGGCCATCAGCAAGGCCGTCGAGCTGGTCAATTGGATCAAGGGCCTGCCGCAGCGCATCCTCACCGCCCTCGGCAACCTCGGCACCCTGCTCGTCAGCGCCGGCCGCGACCTGCTCACCGGGCTCTGGAACGGCATCACCGGCGCCGCGGGCTGGCTGCGCGACAAGATTCACGGGTTCTTCAGCGGCCTGCTGCCTCAGTGGGCAAAGAACTTCCTCGGCATCGGCTCGCCGTCCAAGGTCTTCCGCGACGAGATCGGGCGGTGGATTCCTGAGGGCGTCGCTGAGGGCATCGAGGGCAACACCTCGACCGTGGAGAGGGCCAGCAAGGGCATGGCCTCACAGGCGCTCTCAGCGGCCGCTGTAAGCGGCGTAGAGGGCCGCTCAGTCGGGGGTGCGGGTGTTCGTAGCCCCGAGGTGCGCTTCACGGGCAACACTTCGGACGCCCT